CGGCACGCGGATGGACCCCCGTCTCGCCGAGCGGATGGAGAAACAGCGGAAGCGCCACAACCGGGACGCAGGAGCAGCTGCCAGCGTGGCCGGCGGAGAACAGAGCCAGCAGGCCCAGGCGCAACCGCAGCAAACGGAAAAGACGCCGGAGGAAGAATTCGACGAGCTGATCCATGGGAAATACGCGCAGCAATATCAGCAGCGATTCCAGAGCGCGATCAGCGACCGATTCAAAAATCAGGCGGACCTGCAGGGACAGCTGGACGGACTGAAACCCATGCTCGACGCACTGGCTAAGCAGCACGGGATCGAGGCAGGGGACTATCAGGCCCTGAGCAATGTGATCCTGGACGATGACAGTCTGTACGAGGATGAGGCGGAGGCGGCCGGCATGACCGTCGAGGCGTACAAAAGCTACCAGCGCCTGAAGCAGCACGCGGACGAGATGGACGCACGGGAGCAGCAGGCGCAGCAGGAATTCGAGATTCAGAACCATCTGAGGAACCTGGCCATGCAGGGCGAGGAACTGAAGAAGACCTTCCCGGATTTCGACCTGCGGCGGGAGCTGGGGAACGAGGCTTTCCGGCGGATGACCAGCCCGAACGTCGGGATGAGCGTGGAAGACGCCTATTTCGCCGTACACCGGAAAGAATTGATGCCCCAGGTAATGGCGGCAGGCGTGCAGACGGCCCAGCGCCGGATCGCACAGAGCCTGCAGGCCAACGGAGCACGGCCGATGGAGGGCGCCATGCAGGGAAATTCCACCGCGGCGGACGTACACATCAGCCCGAAGAACATGACCCGGCCGCAGCGACAGGCGCTGAAGGACCGGGCACGAATGGGGGAGAAGATCGTCCTCTGACCTTCTCCCGGAAAGAGAAGGAGGTTTATCCATCATGAAGCATTTCATGCTTGACCTGCGGATGTTCGACGCAGGAACCCTGGTCAACGCGACCGGGAATTATATCAATGCCTATACCGGATCCGTGACGGCATTCGTTCCTCCGGACAGCATGACCCCGACCATGAAGGAATTCTATGATACAGAACTCCTCGAGAATGCGCGGGATCAGCTGATCTTTGCACAGCTGGGCCGGAAGCAGAACCTGCCGGCCAATCACGGCATGACCGTCGAATGGCGGAAATTCAACACGCTGCCCAATTTTGACCAGCTGACAGAGGCCGTGATCCCCACCGGAAAGAAGCTGGGCATGACCGCGATCACCGTCTCCATCGCGCAGTATGGCGAATTCTTCGCGGTATCCGACCGGCTGGAGCTGCATGCCCTGGACGACGTGATCCTGGGCGGGACCGAGGAGCTGGGCGCCGCCGGCGGCAAGACCGCGGACCTGCTGGTGCGCAACGTGCTGATGACCGGCACGAATATCCTCTTCGCCGACGCCTACAGCGGAACCACCTACCAGAGCACGCCCGCCTCCGAGGCTGCCCTGCAGACGGCGCTGGCCAGCTATAAATGCGACCTGACGCCCGACATGATCAACAAGGCCGTGACCAACCTGAAGGTGGGCAATGCCCAGACCTACAGCGGCGGCAAGTACGTGGCCGTGGTGCATCCGCACGTGGCCTATGACCTGCGGAAGCATCCGGACTGGATCGAGGCCCACAAGTACGCACGGCCGGAAGAGATCTTCAACGGCGAGATCGGCGAGCTGCACGGGGTAAGATTCATTGAATCCAACCTGGCTCCGATCATCAAGAGCGCGGGGCAGACCTACGCGACCTACAAGACCATGTTCTTCGGCAAGGACGCCTTTGGCGTCGTGGATCCCGAGGGCGGCGGCATGGAAACCATCGTGAAGAACAAGGAGCAGGCCGGCGGCCCGCTGAATCAGTTCTCGACCGTGGGCGCCAAGTTTGAAACCGCCGCGAAGATCCTGTACCAGGAGCGCATGGTGGCCGTGTGGAGCGGATCCAGCTACAGCGCGACCGACAGCGCCAACTGATCGGGAAACCATTAACAGCTCCCGGGGAATGCTCCCCGGGAGCATCCGACATCAAAGGAGGAAAACGACATGCGCGAGCTTGACCTGAGAATGTTCGATGCAACCACATACACCGTGACGGTGAAGAAGGACGCGGGCATCACCACAGCAACAGCCAGCGCGGCCAGCGGAGCCAAGGACACGGAAATCACCCTGACCATCACGCCGGCGACCGGATACGAGCTGGCCGACATCGAAGTGATCGAGGGCGGCGTGACCGTGGACATGGCGACGAAAAAATTCACCATCGGCGAGGCAAACGTGCTGCTGTTCGTGAAGAGCAAGGCGAACAACCTTTACATGGTCACCGAACCCTGCAGCATCAACGTGAACGACGTGAAGCAGACCTTCCAGCGGAACACCATCGTCCAGCTGACCAAGGCCGGCGGGATCAAGGGCCTGGACTGCGAAGGAACCGCCATCACGCTGAACGACGCCGTACAGAGCCTGATTGACCAGGAAATCCTGGTAAAGATTTAATGATAAAGGGATCGCCTACCTGACAGGCAGAAAGGAAAAACAGCATGGCAACGAAGAAAACACAGACCGCAGAGGCGGAGATCATCGCGGAGGAAATCGCGGAACAGACTGCCGGCAGCACCGTGACGGACGAGTGGGCCGAAGAGGTGGAAGTGATGGTTCCGCGGAAACGGAAGGGCGACGATCCGCAGTATTATGTATGCGTGAACGACCGGAGATTCGCTTTCCCGGCCAATGGCAAGAAACAGAAGATGCCGAAACCCATCGCGGAAATCCTGATGAGCAGCATCGAAGCGGAATACGCGGCGGAGGAATACGCCGACGAGATGAACCGGCACGCGGCCGAAGCGGCGCAGGGCATGAAGTAAAACAACCGGGCAGGCCCCGGGCGGATGGGCGGGGAAACCCGCCTGTTTTTCGTATAAGGAGGAAGCATGAATATTCAGGAAGCGCTGGACCGCATCGACATGATGCGGCCGAACATGATGAAGCAGGAATTCAAGATCGCGGCGCTGAGCGAGCTGGACGGGCGGATCTGGAAGGAAATCCTTCAGAACCATGAGGACGGGAACCACCAGCCCATGACGCTGATGGAGCGGATCATTTTCCTCAGCCCGGAAATGCGGGAGACGGAAGCGGAAACGGAAACGGCGGAGGAATTCCCGGGATACACCATCGAAACGGATCCGGGCACGGAGCTGCTGGCGCCATTCCCCTACGACGAGATCTATACATACTGGTTGGCCGCGAAGGTGGACTGGCAGAACCTGGAGATGGACAAATACGCCAACGACCGGACGCTGTTCAATAATGCCTGGAAAGAGCTGGACGACTACTGGACACGGACGCATATGCCGAAGCAGCGGGTAAGGGAATTCAGACTGTAAGGAGGAAATTTCACAATGCAACTGCCGGAGCTGATGGTGGGAAAACCGCAGAACCTGATCACCACCGTTTTCAAGGGATACAATCATTCCCCCGTCATCGCCGACGGGGAAATGTACGACATGAAGAACCTGAGCGGCCGGAGTTATCCGCTGCTGGACCAGCGGCCGGCGCGGGGAATCACCAGCCTGGACGCGGAAGGGAACACGCCCGTGCCGCTGAACGGCATCAGCGGACGGGATGACCTGATCCTGATCCGCGGAGAGAAGGTATACTACAACCTGAACGAGGTATACGGCATCAGCGTAAGCACGGACGAAAGCATGCTGCCGAAGAAGATCGTGAGCATGGGCGCCTACGTCTGTATCTGGCCGGATAAGGTGTACTTCAACACCGTGGACACGACCGACTACGGATCCATGAGCGCGACGACGGAGCTGAGCGGGGACGACGTGACGGCCATGATGTGCCGCGGGGACGGGACGAACTATGACTACAGCGCCATCAGCAAGGGCGCGACCGCACCGGCGGAGCCGCAGAACGGCGACTTCTGGCTGGACACCAGCGGGACAACCCATGTGCTGAAGCAATACGACGCCGGGACCGGAGCATGGATCGAGGTGGCGACCACTTTCGTCAAGATCCAGGGGACCGGCATCGGGGACAAATTCCGGATGTACGACGCCGTGAACATCAGCGGCATCGCGGCGGACAGCGAGGACGAAACCATCCTGGCGCAGGCGGAGGCGCTGAACGGGAGCAAAATCATCTATCACGCCGGCGGGAACTATATCATCATCGCCGGGCTGCTGAGCCAGGCCATCAACATCGACGAGGAAGCCACCGTGAAGGTGGAGCGGCCGATCCCGGACCTGGACTATGTGTGCGAGAGCAACAACCGGCTGTGGGGATGCAGGTACGGCATCGAGGACGGGGCCGTGGTGAACGAGATCCGGGCATCAAAGCTGGGAGACTTTAAGAACTGGAACTGCTTCATGGGGCTGAGCACGGACAGCTACACGGCCAGCGTCGGATCCGACGGGCCTTTCACCGGCGCCGTGACGCAGCGGAGCTACCCGATCTTTTTCAAGGAGGACTGCATCCACCGGGTGAGCGGACAGACGCCGGCCACATTCCAGATTACCACCACCGTATGCCGGGGCGTCCAGGAAGGAAGCTGGCGCAGCGCCGTGGTGACGAACGAGATGATCCTGTACAAGAGCCGCGGGGACATCATGATGTACGACGGGAGCAGCACGCCGGCATCCATCAGCGAGGCGCTGGGCGACATGCTGTACCAGGACGCAAGGGCCGGCGCGATCAACGGGAAATACTACATCAGCATGAAGGACAAGAACGACAACTGGGTGCTGATGGTATACGACACGAAGACGGGCGCATGGTACAAGGAAGACAGCTTCCATGCGCTGGGATTCGGAACCGTGGAGGACGAGCTTTTCGCCATCGACGAGGACCATAACACGCTGGTGGCCATGCTGGGCAGCATGGGGACGGCGGAGGATGAAAAGACCATCGAGTGGGAAGCCGTGTTCGGCATGTTCGGCATGGACTACCTGGGGACGAAATACCTGAGCCGGTTTAACCTGCGGATGCAGATGAGCGAGGGCAGCGAGGCGGAGCTGGCGATCCAGTACGACCACAAC